TACAACGCTCTGCTGGACGCCGCGCTGGCCGGTCTGGACCTCAAGAGCCTTGATCTGCCGTCCAGCCTCGGAGCGGCCGCGTCGGAAGCTTCGCGGCTTGCCGATGAAATGGGGCGTGCCGCAGCGAACGCAATCACGATGGCGGCGCAGAGCTTCACGGCGCGAAACGAGGCCGAAATCCGGTTGCGGCATGCCGGCGATCCCATTGCGGAGGCGCGGGCGCTGGCGGAAGCGCGGTTCAACGCTGCAAACCCGATGTTCACGAATTCGCCCGTTGGCGGGCAGACCTTCGCCGAGGCGCGGCAGACCTATGTGGATAACGCAGTCGCGGCGGCCGAAGCGCAGGCAGCATTGCGCGGCTTGAACGACACGATCAAAGGCGGCGAGGGCAGCATGACCGACGCCGCGCGGGAAGCCGCGCGGCTTTACGAGAGCACGCGCACCGAGGCCGAGAAGTTCGCGGCCGAGCAGGAAAAGATCGAGACGCTCTACCGCGCCGGGGCGATCAGCGGCGAGGTTTACTCTCGAGCGATCCAAGATCTGAACGAGAAGTTCGACCCGTTTACAAAGCTGATGATCGGCGTGGCCGATACTATCGAGAACGAGCTAAACGCCGCCTTCTCGTCGGTGCTCAAGGGCACGGCGGATCTGGGCGACGCGCTTCTCAGCTTCGCCTCGAACGTCCTCGCCAAGGTCGCGCAGGATCTCTTCGCGCAGCAGTTCGCCGGACCGATCGCCGCAGGGATCAAGGGGATCTTCTCGGCGAACGGCAACGTCTTCGATCAATCCGGCGTGACCGCCTTTGCGAAGGGCGGCGTCGTCGGCGGGCCGACGGTCTTCCCGTTTGCCAACGGGATCGGGCTCATGGGAGAAGCCGGACCGGAAGCGATCATGCCGCTCTCGCGCGGCGCGGACGGCAAGCTCGGCGTGGTCGCCGCAAACGGCAACAGCGCGCCAAAGGTCACGATCAACAATTACAGCGGGCAGGAGGCGACCGCCTCCTCGGACAGTGCCGGGAACATCGTCGTCGAGATCGGGCGCGCGATCGCGCAGGACATCACCTCCGGAGGGCCGACCTACCGGGCGATCCGGACGACGTTCGGGCTCGGCAACCGCTTGCAGCAAAGGGGCTAAATCATGCCGACATGGCCGGTGACGCTTCCGCAATACTTCGAGCTCGGCGTGCAGGACACGCGGCAGCAAGGCTTCATCCGCTCGCAGACCGAGACCGGACCCTATAAGCAGCGCAAGCGGTTCACCGCGACCTCGCGCTTCTTGTCCGGGACGATGCTCTTCACCGGCACCGAGCGCGCGACGTTCGAGACTTTCTACAAGACGACGCTCTCGGAGGGGACCGACGCCTTCGACTTCATCGACCCCTCGGACTTCTCGACGGTCTCGGCGCGCTTCGTGCAGCCTCCGACGCTCTCGGCCGTCGCAGGCGGAGGCACGGCCGGGACGGCCCAGTGGCGCGTCGACCTCGCGCTCGAGGTGCTCCCCTAATGCCGCGCACGCTCCCGACATCGGTCATCACGGCCGTCAACTCCCAGACGACGACCAACGTCTTCTTGGTGCTGCTCGAGATCTCGCACAGCGCGGTCTCGACGTTCTACCTCGTCAACAATACCGAGAACGTCGTCTCCGGCGCGAACACCTATATCGCCTTCCCGTTCGCGGTCACGCTCCCGCCCGACGATCCCGAGCTGCAAGTGCGGGCGCGGCTCACGCTCTCGCATGTCACGAGCGAGCTCAACATCCTGCGGACCCTCGCCGGGCAGCGCGAGCGCGTCTCCTTCTCGCTCAAGGTCATCGAGGCGAGCGCGCCGACCGTGATCCTGCAAAGCATCTCCGGGCTGGTGGCCGCTTCGGTAAGCTATAACGCCGACGCGATGGACATCGACCTGACGATCGACAACTTCCTCACGGAGCCCTTTCCAAGTGCAACCTTCTCGCCTTCTACGTTCCCCGGCATCTTCTAACTGGTGGAACAACTACGTCGGGATCCCGTTCGCATGGAACGGATCGACGCGCGAGGGCGCGTCGTGCTGGGGGCTCGTCTGCATGGTCTACAGCGAGGTCTTCGGGATCCGGCTCCCGCGCTACAACGAGCTCGAGACGCAGATCGAGGGCGGCGCGGAGAGCGTGGCCGACTTCGCCTCGACCGGCCGCTCGATCCCGCTCGAGGAGGCGCGCTCCGGGGACGTCCTGCATATGTGGGGGATGCACCGGGGCAAGCGGCGTCCGACGCACTGCGGGATCGTCACCGAGCCCGGCTTGGTGCTTCATGCAGAAGAGGTCGTCGGCTCGTGCATTTCGCGCTATAAGGGGGACAACCGTTTCTTGCAGCGCGTGATCGGAGCTTATCGCCTTGAATGATCTCACCCCATACATCGAGAGCGCGCTCGCCGAATACATCGAGGTCACGCTCGTCCTGAACCCGCTCGCGCAGGGCGACCGGCTCGTCGTCCGGATCGCGCCGGTGGGCACGCTTGCCGATCTGATCTCGTCGCTGATCCCGGATGAGATCGAGCGCGATCATATCAGCGCCTTCCTCGGCGGGGACTACATCGAGCCGGAGCTCTGGGGCAAGATCCGCCCGAAGTCGGGCGCGTCGGTCTATCTCCGCATCGTTCCGCAGGATCCGATCTCGATCATCTCGATCCTCGCCACCGCAGCCGCGCCGACGATCACGGCGGCGCTTTTCCCTACCCTTGTCGCGGGTTCGCTTGTCGCGTCGATTGCGGGCGCAGCGATTTCGATGGCGATCACCTACGCGGCGTCTGCCTTGTTTGGCCCGCGCCAAAGTCAAAGCCCGGACGAAAGCCCAACCTATGCCATCAGTTCGGCGCGCAATAGCTTGACGCCATTTGCCCCGGTGCCCGTCGTCCTCGGGACGCATCGCATGGTGCCACCCTATGGCGCGGCGCCGTACACGGAAGTCGTCGGCAACGACCAATATCTGCGGTTCGTCCTGATCTGGGGATATGGTCCTGTTGACGTCAGTGCGATCAAGATCGGGAACACGCCGATTGAAGATTACAGCGACGTGGAAATGGAGCACGACTATGCCGGCACGGCATCGACGCTGGGGCTCTATCCCGGCGATGCATCGCAGGAAGATTTGTCGATCCGGCTGACCGATGCTTATGTCGCGCGGACAACGGCGCTCGACACGACCGAGATCGGGATCACGATCACATTCCCGACCGGCCTTTTCACAAGCGGGAGCGGCGGCCGGCTGACGGCTTCGGCGCGCATCGTGGGCGAATATCGCGTGGTTGGCGCGGGCTCATGGACGGCATGGTTTGACGAGACCTACACCGATGACACGGCGCAGGTGAAGCGCGTCTCGCAGCGCAAGACGGCGCTCACCTCGGGGCAGTATGAGGTCCAGATCAAGCGGTTCGCCGCCGAGGTGAACCTCACGAACGACCGCGTCTTCGATCGCGCCGATTGGTCGGATCTTCGCTCCTTCAACACCAACACGCAGCCGGTCCTCCTCTCGGGGATCGCGAAGAGCGCGTTTCGGATGAAGGCGACCGACCAGCTAAACGGCGTCGTTGATCAACTGAACGCGCTCGTCTCGCTCAAGATCCCGACGTGGGACGGCTCGGCGTGGACGACGGCGACGAGCGTGACCTCGAACCCGGCCGCGATTTACCGCTATGTCCTCACCGGCGCGCCGAACAAGAAGCCGGTCGCAGCCGCGAACGTCAACGACGCGGCGCTCGGCGCGTGGTTCACTTTCTGCGCGACGAACGGGCTCGCCTTCGATCAGGTGGTCGACTTCCAGCTCTCCGTCCGGGATCTCCTGCAAGACGTCGCGAACGCGGGCAAGGCGAGCCCGGCTTACATCGACGACAAGTGGACCGTCGTCATCGAGCAGCCGCGCTCGACCGTCGTCCAGCACTTCACGCCGCGCAACACCCGCAACTTCGCCGGACGGATCCTTTACAACGAGATCCCGGACGCTCTCCGGATCCGCTTCTTCAACAAGGACGCGGACTATCGCGAGGACGAGCGCGTCATCTACGACGACGGCTTCAACGCTGCGAACGCGACGACCTTCCAAGTGATCGACCTCCCCGGGCAGACCGACCCGGACAACGTCTACAAGCTCGGGCGGCACTACATCGCGGCAGCGCGCCTCCGGCCGGAGATCTTCACCTTCGAGATCGACGTCGAGCACCTCGTCGCGCTGCGCGGGGATCTATGCCGCCTCACGCACGACGTCCCCGGGATCGGGCAGATGTCCGGGCGCGTCGTCTCTCGCGCGACGAACACGATCGTCCTCGACGAGCCGGTGACGCGCGAGGCGGGCAAGGTTTACACCCTGCGTGTCCGGGAGACGACGACCGGCGCGACGCTCGCGCTCACGGTTGCCGCATCCTCGACGACCGTCACGAGCGACACCGTCGTCGTGACGAGCGGCGGGACCGGCGTCAACGTCGGGGATCTCTATCAGTTCGGCGAGCAAAACGTGGAAAGCCTTGAGGTGCTTGTCGCGGCGATTGAGTATCTGGACGATCTGGCGGCGCGCGTGACATGCGTGCCATACTCGCCGGCCGTGTACAGTTCCGCGACGACGATCCCATCCTACACGACCGCGCTTTCGGCGCCGGTATCGGCATCCTTCATCGGGCCGCCAATACCGACCATCTCGCAGATCGTGTCGGATGAAGCCGCGCTTCAGGTCACGTCGAGCGGCGCGGTCGTGCCGTCGATCTTTTTATATGTGCAGCCGGGCAAGACGGCCAGCACATCGGATGGCACGGTGACAAGGACGGCATTCTATCAGGCGCGGTTTCGGCGGTCGGGATCGTCGGACCCGTTCACCTATATGCCTTATGCGCCGGTCGACAGCCAATTCGTACAGATATTCCCGGTCGAGAGCGGGCTGAGCTATGATCTCGGCGTGCGCGCTATCGGCCCGGACGAGGCCACGACGAGCGCCTTTGCAGAGGTGTCTAACCATCAGGTGGAAGGGGCGATTGACCCGCCCGCGCAGGTCGACACGTTTTCGCTCAACACGATTGGTGATCATACCTATGTCGAATGGACCTATCCATCGATCCCGGTCGACGTGATCGGGTACGAAATGCGCTATTCATCGGCGCAGAACAACACGTCGTGGTCGACAATGACCGTGCTATCGACGGCCATTCCGAGGGATGCGCGCTCGTTTACGGTGCCGAGCCGGTCAGGGTCATATGCGATCAAGGCGGTGGACGTGCTTGGCAACAGGTCCATCAACGCGACATTCGTCAATACATCGCTTGAAGATCCTGCCGCGCTGAATGTGGTCGCCACGATTACCGAGGAGCCGCTCTGGACCGGCACAAAGACGGACATCGACCGCGCCGGGGCAGCAATCCAGCTCGGCAGTCAGAACTTCATGGCAGATTGGACGCCGCTCGCGAGCGCGCTGGTGATCGGCGTGACGCCGGCAACCGGCTTTGCGGAAATTGGCTATTACGAGTTCGGCGAGACCGATCTCAGCGAGGTCTACACCTCGCGCGTGACTGTGGATGCTGTCGTGTCGACCTTGGGCGGGCTATCGACCATGCGCGGCTGGCGCAGGTTGAGCGGCGTGGCGACGCTGGCCGGCGATGATACCGGCGATGAGGTATCGGTGGAAATCCAAGTCAACTATTCCATCGTGGACAATCCGACGCCGGTCTATGAGGGATGGCGGCGCTTCGTGGTCGGGGATTACACGGCGCGGCATCTCAAGTTCCGCGCCGTGCTGTCGACGCTGTATAGCACGATTTCGCCCACCATCAGCGGCCTGACTGTCAACATCGACATGCCGGATCGGGTGGACTATGGAAACGATCTTGTCTCGGGCGCGGGCACATACGCGGTGGTATTTTCGCCTTCGTTCAAAGAACTGCGTTCGGTCACGATTGCGGCGCAGGACATGAATACCGGGGACTATTACTCAATTTCCAGCAAGACGCGCACTGGATTTGATGTTATTTTCCGCAGCAGCGCAGGCGCTGCGGTCAGTCGGTCTTTTGACTATCAGGCAATCGGCTACGGCAGAGAGAGGGCTACCTAATGTCGCAATATGACTTCGGAACGATCAACCCGGCCACCAAGAGCGGGACGGCGCTGGCGTCGGACCTGAATTCTTGGCGGGACGCGTTGCACTCGACGCACGCTGGATCGAGCGCGCCGAGCTATCTCGTGGCCGGGATGCTCTGGGTCGACACGACGTCGGCGAACTACGAGCTCAAGATGTATGACGGCGCGCAGTGGATCAACATTGCGATCCTCGACGCGACGAACAACGTCGCGCGGGTCGCGGTCGACCCGGCCGAGACGAGCTACATCACCTCGACGACTAGCGGGCAGATCCGGCACCTGATCGCGAGCACCGACATCTTCACGACCCGCGCAACCGGGATCCAGTTCAACATCGCCTCGCCGGTGATCGCGGACAGCAACAACAACGAGCTGATCTCGTTCACGACGACCGCGAGCGCGGTGAACCAGATCAACATCACCAACTCCGCCACAACCGTCGCGCCGATCATCTCCGCAGTCGGCAACGACACGAACATCAACATCGCGATCGCGCCGAAGGGGACCGGGGTGACGCACGCGATCACCGAGACGGCTGCGACGAACACCGTGATCGACGTCGCGCGGATCGAGGCTCGCAGCTCCGGAACCCCGGCAGCAGGGATCGGCGCGGGTCTTCTCTTCGCGGTCGAGACGAGCGCGAGCAACTTCGAGATCGGCGCGCGGATCGAGGCGGTCACGACCGACGTGACGGCGACCTCCGAGGACTTCGATGTCGTGATCAAGTCGATGGCCGGCGGGTCGGCGGCGGCAGAAAGGGCGCGGTTGACGTCCACCGGATATCTGCGGCTGGCGTCAGGCAGCGGGGGCATCCAGTTTGGCGGTGATACAGCCGCCGCGAACGCGCTGGACGATTACGAGGAAGGCACATTTACGCCGGTTGTGGCCGATGCAGTATCGGGCGGGAATGTGGCAACAGCGTCGACAGCCGCTGGCCAGTATACCAAGATCGGCAATCTTGTTTTTATTGATGTTCAGCTTGTGGATAT